AGGAATCTTCAACAGAAGAACAACCTGAAGTTCAAGAGCCAAAAGAAGAAACAGAAGTAGAATCGCAAGAGGAAACTTCTGAAGAACAAGAAGTAGCATCTCAAGAAGAACAAGATGAGATTCCACAGGAACAGAATTCCACCTACAAGGTAAAAGTTGCTGGTCAAGAATTTGATGTTACCCTAGACGAATTAAAGTCAGGTTATAGTAGAGATAGCGATTATCGCAGAAAGACGGAAGAACTTTCTTTAGAAAGAAAAAAATTCCAGACTGATGCGGAAAAGCAAAGACAAGACTTTTCATCAAGACTGACAGAATTAAATAATGTTATGTCGGCTGCAAAAGAACAACTAGATTCTGAAGAGAGTAAAATTGATTTAGAAAAGTTGTATGACGAAGACCCAACAGAAGCTGCAAGAGTTGATCATAAGCTAAGGCGAAAAAGAGAAAAATACGACCAAGCTGTGAAAGTAGCTCAAGCAGAACAACAAAAACAATTTGAACAAGTTTTACAAGATCAAAAACAAAAACTGGTATCTAAAATGCCTGATTTTGCCGATCCTAATAAAGCTTCTAAAATTAAAAACGATATGCGATCTTATTTAAGTGGTTATGGGTTTCAAGACCCTGAAATTGCTCAAATTTATGATCATAGGATTGTTATGTTGGTCAACGATGCGATGAAGTATAGAAATTTACAAAGTGCTAAACCAAATTTAGCTAAAAAGATTTCTAAACCAAGCAAAGTGTTTAAGTCAGGAATCAAGCCTACAAAAGCAGATGTTAATTCTAAAAGTTATAAAGAGAAGTTGAGTCGACTAAAGAAAACTGGCCACATGAACGATGCGGCTAGTGTTTTTTTAGATTTAATCAACAAATAACTAATAGGACAACACAATGGCGGCAATAACAAATACCTACCAAAGGTACACAGCAATTGGTGTGAGGGAAGATTTATCGAATATAATCTATCAAATCTCACCAACTGAAACACCGTTTTTATCATCAATTGGTAAAACGAAAGCAACAAATACACTTCATGAGTGGCAAACTGATGCGTTAGCAGCAGCAGCTACAAATAACCACCAATCAGAAGGTGATGAAGTATCATTTCCAACTTTAGCTCCAACAGTTAGACTAAATAACTTTACGCAGATTTCTACAAAAGCTGCTATCGTTTCAGGTACTAACCAAGCAGTTAATAGTGCTGGAAGAGCAAATGAGTTAGCTTACCAAATTTCTAAAGCTTCAAAAGAGCTTAAAAGAGATATGGAAAAAACTTTAACTCATAACCAGGCAAAAACTAATGGTGCAGCAGTTAATACACCTAGAAAACTTGGTTCAATTGACTCATGGATACACACAAACACTAGCATTGGAACTGGTAATGCAGCTAACCCTACTGGGGATGGTTCAGACACTAGAACTAATGGAACACAAAGAGCATTTGCTGAATCACAATTAAAAGAAGTTGTGAGAGAGTGTTATGACTCAGGTGGCGATCCATCAATGATCATGGTTGGTGCTTTTAACAAACAAGTTCTTTCAGGCTTTACTGGTGGATCAACTAGATTTGACCCAGCAGAAAACAAAAGACTTGTAGCATCAGTAGATGTTTATGAATCAGACTTTTCAACTTTATCAGTTGTACCTAACAGATTCCAACAACAGAGATCTGTTTATGTACTACAACCTGATATGTGGGGTGTTTCTTATTTAAGAGACTTCCAACTTTCAGATTTAGCCAAAACTGGTGATGCAGAGAAGAAGTTTATGTTATGTGAATATACTCTTGAAAGCAGAAACGAAGCTGCTTCAGGTGGTATTTTTGACGTAACTACTGCGTAATCAATATAAATAAGTGGGGGGAACTTTCCCCCCATTTTAATCAATCAACAATTTGTTTGGTCTTTGAAGTCTTTCAAGGCGGAACGAAGCAAATAAAAAGGAAAAAAAAATGAGAACATTAAACGATTATTTTATAACTGCATCTTTAGATGACGCATCTACAGCAAGTTCAACTTTTGTAGCTGTACCTGATAAAGGTAAAATTATAAAAATTATAATGGTTCAAGACGGAGCTGTTGCAACGGCAGATGCTGTATTTACTTTTCATACAAGTGAATCACCATCAACTGTAGTAACTGGCTCAGGGATCACTATTACTCATGGAAGTGATGCAATAGGCGATGTCAGTACATCTGAACCTACAGCTTTAAACAATGTAAATGATGGCGATTTTATCAAAATCACTACTAACGGAGCATCGACTGGTACTTGTAAGTGTAATTTCACTTTCGTTATCAGAAGATAATAAAATTATGGGGGAATTTTCCTAGCGGAACTTTCCCCAATAACCAAAAATTAAAAGGAAAAAAAATGTCATATAATTACGGATTAAGATTAGGTGCTACACAAAAATTAACTACAAATAACGCATCAGCACCTTCAAGTGCTTTTGGTGTGGGTACAGAGTATATAAGAATAGTGGGCGATGCTAATTTTCATTTTGTCATAGATGGTTCACCAACAGCTTCAGCTACAAGTGCTTTTATGCCAGGCGATGAAGTAGAAATTTTAAAAGTTTCTCCTGGTCAAAAGATAGCTGTGTTTCATGGATCGGCTACAAATGTTTATGTCTCTGAAATGAGTGGCTAGTGGCCAAAAAGAAAAAAGGTTTATACGGAGTAGATAATTACGTTAAGTCTAAACCTAGAAAAAGGCCAGGTCGTCATGCGAAAAGTCATAGCAAAAGAAAACCTAAAAGAAAAAAAAGATATAGAGGACAAGGTAGATGAAAAAAGTATCACAAGATAACGATGGATTAATTTCAACAAGTTACCATAGCGATGAATTAGGTAAAGAAATTGTTATCGGTAGAAGTGTAAACCATCAATCTATACTAGATCATAACAAAAAACTTTATAACCTAAATGATGGTTATAATAAAAAAAGAGATTTAAAAAGAGTAGCTTCTATTCCTATTATTGTTTTAGAAGTTTGGGCTAAAGAATATAACGGAACTAGCAATTGGTTTGCTTTACCTAAAGAAATTCAAAAATCTATAATGAAAAAAAAATTAAATAGTAATGAGTTTCAGCTATTTAAAACAGCACATGGAAATATATAATGGCATTAAATACATATACAGGACTAAAATCATCAATAGCCAATTGGCTCAATAGATCAGATTTAACAACAGAAATTTCAGAAGATTTTGTAACTTTAGCGGAAGCAGATTTTAATTCAAAATTAAGAATTAGAGAAATGATTAATGCTGCTAATTTAACTGTTAATTCAGAAACAGTAGCTTTACCGGCTGGGTTTTTACAGGTTAGAGATTTATATATTATACAAAGTAATACTAAATATCCTTTAAGATATGTAACACCAGTTCAAATGGATCAAATGACTGGTACATCAACGTCAGGATTACCCAATGTTTATACTATTTTAGGAAGTAATTTAAGGTTTTCACCAAAACCTGATCAAAGCTACACAGCAGTTTTAAATTTTTATAAAACATTTGATCCTTTAACAACTTCAAATACAACAAATTTTATTTTAACAAACCATCCAGCTATCTATTTATATGGATCGTTATTTCATGCTGCTAATTTTTTAGGTGGTATAAACCCACAACAATCTCAAGCTTGGCAAGGTATGTATGCAACAGCTTTAGAAAGACTAGAACTTAACGATAGAGAAGATCAATTTAGTGGATCACCTTTACAAATTAGAAGTGAAGATACAGTTGCAAGTCCATTTAATAGTAATCAAAATAGAATAGCTACAAACACATAGGAGTATAATGCAATTACCTTTTGGAGAGTGGCTACCTGATCAACCTGAACATTTGAATTCAGGTGCTAATGTTGCAAACAATGTTTACTATGCAGCTAAAAGTTATAAACCTTTTCCATCTTTAGTGCCTTATAGTAGCAACACAACAGTTACAGATGCTAGGGGAGCTGGATCGTTTAGAGATAGTTCTTCAAATGTTTTTAATTTTGTTGGTACTAACACAGATATTTTTCAATTAGCATCAGGTTCTTTTACCTCTAAACAAAGTGGTTTAAATGGAACTAATACTGATTATATGACCTTTACACAATTTGGCGATCATATAATTGCAAGTAATGGTGTTGATGCACCTAAATATTGGTTAATGGGAACTTCAAGTTCCTTTGCAAGTTTAAGTTCAATAGCAGTAGATGGCACACCACCTGTATTTAGAGTAAGTGGTGTTATAAGAGATTTTTTAGTTACAGGTAACCAAGCTAATAATACAAACAGAGTTCAATGGTCAGGTTTAAACGATATAACAACTTGGACTCCTGGAAGTAAAAGTGCTGATTTACAAGATTTACCTGGAAGTGGTGGCCAAATAGTTCATATAACAAGTGGTGAGGTAGGTTATGTATTTAGACAAAACCAAATTATTAGACTTGACTTTGTTGGTGGCTCAACAATATTTAGATTTTCAGTAATTAGTCCAAACAGAGGGGCTGTATATGGCAAGACAGTTTGCCAAGATGATAGAAGAGTTTTCTTTTTAGCTGACGATGGTTTTTTTGAAATCAATGGTGATAATGTTAGAGCTATTGGTGCAGAAAAAGTAAATAGATTTTTTGAAAATGATGTTAATAAAGCATTTATGGATCGAATATGTGCAGCAGTTGATCCATTTAATACTTTAGCGGTTTGGTTATATCCATCTAAAGATGACGCAACTAATACATCAGGTATTTGCGATAAGCTTTTAATTTATAATTACATAACTGAAAAGTGGAGTACTTCAGTTGCTAATGCAAGTATGGTTTTTTCTCAATTTGTAGGTCAATACACAGTTGAGCTAATGGATTTGATATCGCAAAATTTAGATAATATTAATATTTCATTAGATACTAATTTTTGGAATGGTGGCCAATTATTTTTAGGAGGTATAGATAATAATTTTAAATCAGCAATTTTTTCAGGGACAGGAAATGTAGCTGAAATAGAAACTGGTGAAGTAGAATTATTTCCAGGCCTTATAACAAATGTAACAGGCATTAGACCAATTGTTGATGCTACTGCAAGTGTAATATTAAAAACAAGAAATAGAGTTGCAGATACACCAACATCATCATCAACAAGTTCAATGGATTCAACAGGATTTAATGCTGTAAGACAAAGCGGAAGATATGTTAGAGCTAATGTTACTATACCAGCAAATTCAGTTTGGAATCATGCACAAGGAGTAGATTTTACAGCAACATCAGGTGGAGCTAGATAATGGCAGATAAGGATATGGATAATGTTCGTTATTCTTTTGAAGCTCAAGAGTTTTTTCAAAGACAAATTGAAGAAGCTATTAATACATTAATTAACAAGAACAATACTGAAAGCGACAAAGCTTTTAGTTGGTTTATGAACTAGGAAAATATGTCAGGAATAAAAGATTACTCAACAACCAATTTAAATAACACAACATTAAACGGAATAAGTGTAGCAGAGGGTATGCTGCCATCAAATCTTAATAATGCCATTAGAGCTTTAATGGTAAATACAAGAGAGTGGTATAACGATGCACAATGGGTTCAGTATGGTGATGGTGATGGAACTTACACACCAGCTTTTGCTGCAACAGGCCAATTTACAATTACAGCAACTGGTTTAGATTTAACACCATACTATCATGCTAATAGAAGAGTCAGAGCAACAGGAAGTTCAACAGGCGATATAGTTGGTACTATAACTTCATCAGCTTATTCTAATAATGTAACAACAGTTAATGTTACTTGGGATAGTGGTGGTGCATTATCAAGTGAAACTTTACAAATTTATTTAGCAATTTTAACAGCTACAAAAAATTCAATACCTTTAGGTGTAATTGGTTCAACTAATTTTGCAGATGGTTCAGTAACAACTGCCAAGTTAGCAGATGATTCAGTAACCAATGCAAAGATTGCAGACAATGCAGTTCAAGCATCACAAATAAATGCTAATGCAGTAACCGAAGCAAAAATTAATACTGGAGCTGTTACTAATTCTAAACTAGGAGCAGATAGTGTTAATGGATCTAAAATAGCAGATGATAGTATTAATTCAGAGCATTATGTAGATGGATCAATTGATACAGCTCATATTGCAGACGACCAAGTTACAATTGCAAAAATAGCAGACGCAGCTATTGTTGTAGCTTCAGAACAAGCATCTCACACACCTAATGATAATACTTTTTATACAACATCAGCTTCAGATACTAGATTTTTAAACAAAGATACTTCAGAGTTAATTAACTCAGGACAATCATGGTCAGCTTCAGATAATTTTATTGCTACAACAGCAGCTATTGATGCAAGAGTAATTGATCTTGTAGATGATGTAGGTGGTTTTGTTCCAATAGCAAATGAAACAAGTTTTCCAAATGTAAATCCTGATGTTAATAATGGTGTAGGAACTATTGTTAGTGTTGAGGCTCTTTCACAAACTTTTACAGCAAGTGGATCAGGTGTTGTATCAATACCTAATGGAACAGTTGGTAATTCTACAGTAACCTTAAATGGTTGTGGAGCTAATGCTTCTTTGCCATCAGGTTTTGGTATTTTAGTTGAATCAACTACAACACAACATACATATAATTTTCATAGATTAGTTCCAAAAGCTACTGAAGTTACTACTGTTGCTTCTAAATCAACTGAGATTGGTAGATTAGGAACAGCAGATGCAGTTGCAGACATGAACACTTTAGGTACAACGCAAACTGTATCTGATATGAATACACTTGCAGCTATAAGTGGATTAAATACTTTAGCTTCAAATTCAGCTAATGTTACAACTGTTGCAAACAATGTAACTGGTGTTAATAGTTTTGCTGAGAGATATAGAGTTGCAAGTTCAGCTCCCTCTAGCTCATTACAAGTTGGAGATCTTTATTTCGATACGACAGCCAATGAATTAAAAGTTTATAAATCTAGTGGTTGGGCTGCTGCTGGATCTACAATAAATGGAACTTCAGCTAGATTTAAATACACAGCTTCAGCTAATCAAACTACATTTACAGGATCAGATGATAATGGAAATACATTAGCTTACGATGCTGGATTCATCGACTGTTATCTTAATGGTGTAAAATTAGTCAATGGAACTGACGTAACTATTACATCAGGTACATCCGTTGTTTTAGCATCAGGTGCAACTGCTGGTGATATTCTTGATCTTGTTGGTTTTGGTACATTTAATGTTGCAGCGATTGCAGCTACATCCATTACATCAGGCACATTAGCAGACGCAAGACTGCCAAGTACAATGGCATCTAAAACATTAACTGGTGCAAATGTTACAACTGTTTACAATGGTTTGATTGCTGGTGGTGATGGTGGATCTAATGATGGTCAAATACAATTAAACTGTTCACAAAATTCACATGGTGTAAAAATTAAATCACCTCCACATAGTGCAGGTCAATCTTACACTTTAACTTTACCACAAAGTATTACTAATGATTACTTTTTAAAAACAGATGGTTCAGGTAATTTATCTTTTGCAGAAGTACCTCAACCTACTACACCAACTGTAGCTAATGTATCTCAAACGATAGCACCAGCTACAGCAACAACAATAAATATTACAGGAACAAACTTTTCAGGAATACCAAGAGTAGAGTTTATAAAAACAGATGGAGCAGTTACAACAGCTAACACAGTTAGCTTAACTAATGCTACAACATTATCTGTAAACGTAACTTTAGCATCAGGAAATTATTATGTTAGAGTTGAATTAGAAAATGGTAGAGCAGCAAGAAGCACCAATGCAATACTTACAGCTTCAACTGCACCAAGTTTCTCTACAGCAGCAGGTTCTCTTGGAACTATAGCTGGTAATTTTTCAGGAACTGTAGCAACTATTGCTGGATCATCAGACTCAACAATAGCTTTTTCTGAAACAACAAGTGTATTAACTAACGCATCACAAGCTAATTGTACTTTAAATTCATCTACAGGTGTGATAACAACAAGTGATTTCGGTGGTTCAAGTACAACACCAACAACTTATACTTTTACTATCAGAATAACAGATGCTGAAGGTCAAACAGCAGAAAGAGAATTTAGTTTAACAAGCTCATTCGGAGCAACAGGTGGAGGACAATTTAACTAATGGCTAGTACAAGATTAGAGAAAACATTTACAGCATCAAACAGGAAAACATTTACTATTTCTACTTGGATAAAAAGGTCAGGTTTAACAGCAAATAATTGTATTTATGGTGCTGGTACTAATGATTCAACTGATAGAGATTATTTATCTTTTCTTGCTGACTCAGGTGAAGAAGATAAATTATATTTTAATGCAAAAGTAAGCAGTAGTGTAGTTGCTCAATTTTATACTAATAGAAGATTTAGAGATACCTCAGGTTGGTATCATATAGTTCTTGCTTTTGACACAACACAAGCAACTGATACAAATAGAATGAAACTTTATGTTAATGGCGAACAACAAACTTTTCAATCACAAACTTATCCAAGTCAAAACCAAGATATGAATACAAATAATACTGTTCATAAAATAGGTTCAACTATTGGAAACAATTATTATTTTGATGGTTCTATGTCACATTTTCATTTTATAGATGGTACAGCTTATACAGCATCTACTTTCGGTTCTACAGACAGCGTAACTGGCGAATGGAAAATAAACACATCACCATCAGTTACATACGGCACAAATGGTTTTTTTATTTTAAAAGATGGTAATTCAGTAACAGACCAATCAGGTAATTCTAATAACTTTACAGTAGGTGGTGGTACACTAACTAATACTGAAGATTGTCCTAGTAATGTTTATGCAACTTGGAATAATTTAAACAGAACGACATCTGCTGGAATACAAGCTAATGGTATTGCAAATGGTAATACTTATTTAGCTACTGCAACAAGTAATGGTACTTATTCTTTTGGTTCTACTTTAGCTTTAAAAGGAACAGGAAAATTTTATATGGAATTTAAAATAAGTCAAACAGGCACTTATATGGGAGTAGGTATTGCTGAAACTGAAGCTCTAACAACTATGTTAAATGCTGGTGCTGTAGGTAAATTTAGTGATAATGCTAAAGGTTGGAGCTATAAACATACTGGTAAAAAAGAAAATGGAGGTTCTGAAGCAAATTATGGTAATACTTATACTGCTAACGATTACATAGGATTAGCTTACAACAATGGTACTATATGGTTTAGTAAAAATGGTACTTGGCAAAACTCTGCAACAATTTCAGAAATCAATGCAGGTACTACAACTAATTCTGCATTTACTGGATTAGATACGTCAAAAGATTATTTTATAATGTTTGATGGTTATAATGATTCTATAATTGACATGAACGCAGGAAACGGCTGTTTTAGAACAACTGAGATTAGTTCACCAAACAATCCAACATCAGGCGATACAGGAGCTAAATTTAAATACACAGTACCAACTGGTTATCAACCTCTATCAACGAAAGGATTAAACCAATAATGGCATACACAACAATAAATAAGAGTACAGATTATTTTAATACAGTACTATATTCAGGTGCTAATAAATCAGTTACTGGTGTTGGGTTTCAACCTGACTGGTGCTGGATAAAACAAAGAAATAATGCTTCTTCTGCTTTATTTGATGCAGTAAGAGGTGCAACTAAATTTGTAGAAAGTAATAGTACTAATGCAGAAGTAACAGATGCGACTACATTAACTTCT